GTTGTCTATCTTAAATCTATCCATAACAATAAACCAAAATGTATGGAAACACAACAGTTACTTTATTACCAAGGATGTAAACAAAGTAGTAATTATACTGGTGAAGAAAAAGCATGTAAATTCTATCAAAGATGTAATGAGGCTTCGAGAGAATGTATTAAAAATTTTATTTTGGGTACAGAACTTGATATTAAAAAATTAACTGACTATCTTCTTGATAGTCAAGATAAAAAAAAATATTTATTGTATAAAAATGGCGAATTTAAAATTCAAATACCAGATATTCACGACTATAAAATAATTAGTTTTTGTAAAAATCCAGAAAAATATAGATATGAAGCAACTACACAAACCAATAAAAAAATTAATATTTTATTAAGATGGAAGAATGGTAATGGAATCGCTTATCCTGCTTTTCAAATATCATAAATTGGAAATATACTTTCTAATTCTGTTTTTGATAAACTATTATTTCCCAAAAATATTTCTATAAATTTTTTTGTTTTTGGATTTTCAAAACTTTTTATTATTTTTTCATATAATGTTAATAAATCTGACGTTTTTATTTTTTTTGGAGAATATATTTCATTTAAATGATTTTCAATTAAGAATGGTCCAGTTTTTATTACAGCATAATTTAATTTGTAATCACTATTTCCATTTCCTCTATTAACTACTAAGACTGGATCAATTCTTCCATCTCTATTTATGTATTGTTTTTTCTCATCGTTTTTAAATTCCTTTAATTCAAATTTATTATCTTTTGAAATATTTGAATTATAAACTAGTATTGTATTTTCATCATCAGTTAATTCATCTTTTACCTGGTTCCACACAATCTGACCAGTTCTTACAGCCAAGCCTAATTTTTTAATTGTTGTTGAATTTTCAAATATTTCCTTTAATTTTTTAGAATCATTTGTGAATATAAAATTATCATTAAATAGCATAGAATAATTACATTCTTGTTGAATAGATTCATCAACATTATTTTTTTTTATTACCAATCCAAATGTAGATTGCTCTGTGTCAATAAAATCATTTAATAGACTGAAATCTTCTATTTTAATTATACTACAAGTTTTTTTTATAAAATTTCTTATTTTTGAATAATATAATGAATTTAAGAAACTATTTGGAATAATTAAAGCTAATATTCCTCCTGGTTTTAATAAACTTAATGAATGTAGTATAAAGAGACCAAATATATTTGGACGACCATGAATATATTCGTTATATTTTTCTGGAATGTCGCTTTTTTTACATACAAAATATGGTGGATTTCCAATAATTAAATCGTACAAGATGTCACTAATATATTTTATAAAATCTTGATTATGAATTTTTACATTATTTTTAAAGGATAAATCTTTAATGGAGTCATATAGTTTTTTGTTTAGTTCAATACCATCTATTTCTACATTATCTAATATCATATCACAATAATTTATTATTTCACATGTTCCACAAGATGGTTCTAAAATTTTTTTTATAGAGCTTTTGTCGTTTTCTAAATGATTTAATACAATTGAAAATAAAGAACTAATAATAGAATTAGGAGATATAAATATTCCATACTCTTTTTTTTCTTGTTTTGATAATGATTTTGTTACCTTTAAAGTTAATTCACTAAACTGACTAGTTGACATATGTGCTATATTATTTTATTTTGATATATTTAATATATAATAATATCAATTTTATATTTATTTGAATAAATATATGTTTTAAAGGTTAAAGTTTCTATTTTTAAATAATTTAAAAATTGATTTAAATTTATAAAATAAAAGATAAATTATAAATTCAAAAATGTCAGAAGAAAAAATTAATTTTGAATCATTAAATATGAAAATTTCTTATCTATTTAAAAATTATAGTATTGAAAAACAGAGGGAAATATTTGAATATCTTAGTGAAATGGATGAGCATCATAGAAGAGCGTATGATATTGCTTACGATCATTTAGGTACCTCTTTCAATATTGCTCGAAGTAACGGATTTAAAGAATGGTTATCTAAAAAGCAAACCTAACTCGTTTGGATTTAGATTTGTGTTTAGTAAGTCTACGTCCAGTTTTGCGTCTACCTGCTGATTGTGTTGTTTGATTATTTAATTTATTTAATTTATTTAATTTATTTAATGGATTAGTAAATTCATTTATTGACTGGTTTGTTCTATTAGAAATTTTGTTTACTAACTCTTTATTTTTTTCTAGTTCTGCCATAGATCTGTCGAATGATTCCTTAGTTTCATTAATTAAGTCAGCACCAGATTCAATAATATTAGTTGTTGCTTCAACAGACTTATTTAAAGCTGTAGCGCCATCATTTGCTGCCTTAAGAACATCTATTACAGCTCCAACTCCTGGAATAGCACCAGCAAAATCTGTTCCTGCTTTTACCAACCCAGATGAAACAGCTGATACTATATTTGGAACCTCGTCAGCAACATTTTCAGCAAATTTATTTAATGGTTCCTTAGAAGCATCTACTAGAGCATCACCTATTACACTTGCGTTATCAATTGCTTGAACAACTTGTTCTTTAACTTCAGGTTCATTTAAAACATCATTGAAAATTTCAAGATTGTTTTTTATTATATTAGCAGTATTTTGTGCTGCTTCTTGTATATTTTCTTTAACAAGATCGCTTCCAATAACATTATTAAATTTTTCAATAACAGTAGCACCAGTTCTATTTGCTAGTTGTGTAAATTTACCAACTACTTCAGGAGATTTATAAGTATTTTGATCGTCATTTTCATCAGACGGATTTTTTTCTTGTAGACCAGCAGCATTTAATGCTGCGTCTTTAACAACTCCTGTAACTTTTGAAAAACCATCTTTTAAAGCGTTACCAACAAGACCTACAGTTCCTACTTCTTTATTTGTTGTTTGTTCTGTATTTGTTGTTGGTTCTGTATTTGTTGTTGGTTCTTCTGTATTTGTTTGTTGATTTAAACCTCCACCTACTTTAAATGTTTTATTAAATGATTTTTTTTTTAAATATCTTTTAGTTTTTCTCATTTATATTATAATAAGAAGTTTATATTATCATAATATACTAATTAATTGCTTATTTATTTATTTTTTTAAAATCAGCAAATGAAATGCCAAGTTTTTTATTAAATACCTTTTTCTCAACTTTTTTCAAAAAATTAAAATTAGATAATTTACCATCATATGTGTAACAATTTGCCCTTTCTTTAAGTAATATCTTTTCATTTTCTTTATTTTCAGTTACTGATTTGGTTGGAATATTATTTTTTGGTGGTGGAGCCATACTTATTTTACCTCCAGCATCCTTATTATAACTTTTAAATTTCGCAAAAACATTTTTCTTTTTTATTTCTGATACTTGTTGAGATTTAGCTGCTTCTTCAGCTTTTAACTTTTCCTCTTCTTCTCTTTTCTTTTTCATTTCTTGCTCTTTTTCCCATTTTTCTTCAAATAATCTTAATTCTTCTTCCATATCAACAAAAATAGGTCTACAATTAAATAATTTGACATATTTTCTGCCAACTACTTCCAAATATCTATATGGCATAGAAGCATCAGAATAATACTTAAATTTGCTCATTTCTTTATCGTATATCATTAGTACATTTCCTATAGGTGTTTTTTCCATAACAAAACAATTAGAAAGTTTATCGAGTCTTTTATTAATTATAGATTGTATAGCACGTTGTTCAGATTTAAGTTTTAGTCTTTCTAGACCTTCTTCCGTATTAATATCTAAATTAATTTTTTCGTACTCAAGTTTAAAAATTTCAATTTGATTTGTTCTTTCTTTATTTCTTTCTTCTAATGTAGGTCCATTATAATCATCATTATCATCATCATTTGTATCAAAATCTTCAACATAATTTTCTGTATCGACATCTTCACGAATGTCTTTTTCTAAATTACTAATTTCAACTAATAATTGCTCCATTTCATTAAACATACTTTGTTTTGAACTGATAAAAAAATTTACTATTAATTTTGGAACTTCATTTTGTTCTTCTTCTGTAAATTCCCATTCTTTATTTAGATTTCTAATATCATCTAAATATTTATCCTCATATTTTTTAGGTGGTTTTTCTTCTGTGATATTTATATTATCACTTTTCTTTTCATCATTTTCGTTACTTTTTTCATCCCAATATTCAGGATAAATAAATTTATTAAAATTATTAAAAAAATTACAAGAAATATGGTGTACATATAAAAAATAATTTAATAAAAAAGGTAATTGTCTATATTTTTTATATAAACAATATACAATAAAAATTATTAAAATTTTTTTATCAATAATCATATAATCTATATTATCTTCATTTTTTTAAGTGTTTTCCATATTAAGTTTATTTTTATATTGTAAAAGTTCTTTGATTTCTGTAGACAAGTCAGGTAATTTTATTAATTCATAATTTTTTTCTTCAGCATCAGGATGTAATCTTACTAAATATAAATCTTTAATTTTTTTATCATACTTAGTTTCTAAAATATATTTATATGTATTAAGTTGTAGTGCGTAATGCCAAAAGTTTGAATCTGGTAAATGACAAATACAAGGTGGTAATGCGAATTTATTAAATGTATTTATTCTAGTAATATTTTTAGAACGTTTCCAATCATAAATAGATAATGTTCCATCTGGATTTTCATAAACCATATCTATTGAACCAGATATTTTAATATCCTCGTTAAAAACGGTCCATTCTGTTCTATAAGGTTTTAAATTTGGATTATCTCTAACAAAGTTTATAAAATACTGCCACTCAAGTGGAGTTTCACTGAGATTTTTTCCTTTATCTTCAATATACATTTCATATAGTTCTTTGTTTGTGTAATTGAATAAGGTTCGTTTATCATTATTAAAACATTCAATTTCAAAATGTAAATTAGTTCCAGCACCAGCAACAAAATCTTTATTTGAATTCCATAACGCCTTAATTTCATCAGGTGTTTTACCCCAATATTTATGACCTTCTTTCCATGAAGCACCTGACATCATTTTTTTTATAATTTTATCTGCTTCAAATTTTTCAAAATGTTCGTGAATCCAGGTTGTAACAGATGTGTATTTAACATCTGGTTCTAAATCAATAATATACTTATGTTCGTCTTCATAAAACTTGATATGTTTATCACGAGGATGTTCATTTCTAACTGACAAAATATTATATAGTGTAGGCTTCATAATTAATAATATATACTATTTATTATGTTATTTTTAATATCAATTTTATTTATTATTTAGTTTCTTAGTCAGTAGTTAAATTGAATATATATATGATATTTTTATATTAAATATTTTTATATTAGTTATTTTTACAATTTTTAACGCAATTTTTAAATTCTGAATCATTTTGTATATCTTTATCGTCTAATACTAAATTCGCTTGTTCTTCGACAATATTTTTTTTTGTAAAAAAATAAGGAGCAAATTTTTCCATTATTTTGTACCTATTATCATTTTTAATTTCATTTAAAAAAATTTTTTTACATTTAGTTTTACAATTTTTATTTTTCCCTCCTTTTTTTTTGTTATTTCTTAACTTTTTTGTTTTTTTCATATATTATAACATATGAAAAAATTATAACAAATTTGAATATGTAAATTAACATATTATATATTTTTTATGAATAACATTATTAAATCCAATATCTATTAATTCCCTACCTTTGTCAAAATTAAGTATATTATAACCCTCTAAAAGTTCTGGAGGAACATAAAATTTATTTATTTCACCAATAGGTGTTTTACAATTTTGATTTAATAATGCCATAGGATTATTAAAATTACTTAGTAATATCATTACGGTTCTACACAACATATCTTTTAATGAATTAATTGGTGTATTATCATATAAATAATCCTCATAAGGTGTTATAAATGTTATATTTAAATAGTTTTTATCATGTTCGACTTCAATCAACTCATTACTTAATGTTCCACCATCAGCATATAACTGTCCATTAAAACTTATTGGTGGGAAAACACCAGGTATTGCTGTTGATGACATAAGCAATAATACTTTGTCCTCATCAGATTGCTCTTCAAAACTATAAATATCTAATTTTCCAGAAAATAGATTTGTAGCTCCAATAAGAGTATGTATTGATGGAGAATTTCGCATAGTTTTAATTATTTTTGTAATGGTATTATAGAGCGGTTGTGTATTTAACAATGAAATACCTGTAGGCGGTAATAAATCAAATACCATATTATTTTTAATTGTTGAATATAATATTTCGGCATTTTTAATACCTAAATCAATATTCGAATAATATGAGAGGAAACCAGCATTTAGAGCACCAGCAGATATTCCCGTATATAAATCGTATTTTTTGTTTTCAATTAGATTTAATCTCTTTAAAATTCCAATCTCAATAGCTCCAAATGATCCACCTCCACTAAATGATAATTGATTTAAAGCATTAATAGATGACAAAAAACCCAATAATATTATTATTATAATCATTTTATATTATAATTATATTTGTTTTTATATTTATTTTTATATTTATTTGTTTTCTAATTTTTCAACTCTATCCAGTAAATTTGCTAATTGACTTTCTAATTTTTCTATAGTATTTTGCTGTTCTTGAACTATTTTTGTTAAAAATACAGGTATTCTTTCGTATGGTATTGATACAGGTTTTTTATCTGAATCATAAGATACTAATTCACTAATACCGATATCCATAAAATCTTCAGCAATAAATCCGAGACTTTTATTGTATATAGTTTCATCACTTTCTTTAACACATTTGTCTGTATATGTAATTGGTTTCATTTTTTTAAAATTATCCATATTGTATCTTGTTGGATCTAATTCTTTAATATTTCCTTTTGTGTTTCTGGTTGAAGAAGAAGTGCATAAATATGGATAAACAGAGGTACCGTTGATTGTATTCGCTACATATACAGAGTTAGTTGGTGAAGTAGATGATGGAAGACCGCCTACAAAATACATAAATACATTATCCTGTGAGAAATTATTACCAGCATTTAGTAAATAAAAATAATGACCACCATTATCGCCATTTGTCGTGCATGTATATGAGATATTGTTGAATCCGTACAATTGTAATGTACCATCGCTACTACCTACGCTTGTAAATTGTTTGTTATCAAAATATAATGGGCTTTCGCTTATTATTCCTCCACCTGCCGTAAGGTAAGAAAAAGACCCTGTAGCTCCTGTTATACCTCCTGGTGCTACAACTTGTGGATATAATCCTGAACCATTATCTCCTCCTAACATTATCTGATTAGAATTTGTTATTTGTGCATTATAACCAACTGCTGTTGAATAATTTAATGGATCACTTGCTACATTTGTATTTGCGCCTAAAAGTGTATTATATTCACCATTTGCTAGATTTGTAATACCACTATTATAACCTATAGCTGTGTTATACTGCGATTGTACATTTGTTAATGTACCAGATCCTACAGCTGTGTTATATGAACCAGTTAATCCAAACAGTATTGATCCGTTTCCTATAGCAGTATTATCTGTACCTGAAGTTAGTGAGTTTAATGAACTATTACCTATAGATGTGTTCTGTGAACCTGTTCTATTATTTTCTAAAGAATATTTACCTAGAGC